AGAAGTCTGCCTGGTCATATCGCCATCAGATTCAAAAGTTACGTCCGTCACGGACAGGTCGCCAACGGAACCGGCAATAGGCGAATAGTTGCCGAGCATTGCAGTTCCCTTGAACGCCGGGTTGGTGGCAGCTACCGCAGCCGTTGTCGGCTTGACAAAAATAGCAAGCGCGGTACTTCCGACAAGCGGGTACAGAGTAGCATCCACTTCCGCGGCCGCAAAGTCCTGATTGAAACCGATCGTCATATTCCAATCCTTCAACCCTGCGATCTTTGCCCTGGCATCGTCGCCCATCGCCGTCTTGTCATGCAATTCTGCCCGATAGGTGATGTTCACCGACCGCACATGGTCAGATAAGTCGACATAGGCAGTAGTAGACGCCCCGATCTTAACGACACAATCTTTCATTACAAATTCAGCCATTGTTCTTTCTCCTTAGTTTTTTATTATAACAACCCTATGCACACATTGCCCGTAATGCTCGGAGCAACCCCAGCCGATGAAAGGCACGTTACCTTAAACCATGTATCCTCGGTACTGCACGAAGTGCTCGCCCAATCCGCAGTTCCGTTATCCACGTCGGTAATTGCGGTAAACACTATTGCAGTTGACGGGGAAATACCAAACGCCGAGCTTGAATCGGTTATGATTTCCGGCCTTATAGTAGCCCCCGAAGACGAAACCGTCAAAACCTGCAACGCAGCGTAAAGTTTCTGCGTGCTCGTCCTAATACCGATATTTCGCGCAGTGCCCGTTATGGCTGTGGATAAAGATCCAGCTTCCATCAGACTGCCGCGCACAAGAGCAACGCCTTCGCCTGTAGCTACAAACGAAAACCCGAAAAGCTCCCCGATTTGACCAGCAGGGGAATATTCCCCAACAACCGATTGCGTGAAAAACGCCCGATTGCCGAGCGCGGTTCCGTTTGGAATAATTGTCAGAGCCTCCGCTGACGACCCGATTTCGTCGAACAGATAATCGTCGGGCTTATATTCCTCGGTTGAACCTGCTACCTGCGTGCCCGTTGAGGCACTCCAGAAACCGCTGGCAGTAAAATCCATAGATTGCAGACCAGCGACCCGCTTCCGGCACGAACTCCCAAACACAGTGCGGTCCTTTAGCTCAGAATTGTATGCAACCTGAGCCTGATTCAAAGACCCCCCCAGGGATTTCCCCCCGAAATAAATTTTTACGTTTTTTAAGATTTGTTCTGCCATTGGTTAAACTCCTAAGCTGTCGTGTGCCAAATTATGTAATCCGAATAAACGCCGTGTGTCGTTTCCTTTGTTTCAACGTCCTGGGTTGCAAACTCCATTTCAGAATCGAAGAATATTCTTTGCACTGGAACACCCGATGTTCCGCCCAAGGTTCCGGTGAAGTCTCTCAAGACACCCTCAACGGCATCGGCTACCGAGTGCGCTTCCGTGTACGAGTCAGAAAAACAAGCGAACTGATACCGCGGGTGGTAAATATCGGCGTCCGCTACGCTCGCATGTGTCGGCGGGTTTGAAATCATCTGATACACCACGAAAGGAAACGTAGCGTTCGGGGGAGCGACTATCGGGTATATCCGGTTGCTTGTCAGTCCGGCGATAGTCCCGTTAGCTCTCAATGCTGTCACAAACGCCTGGTTGATTTTCAATTCTTTTCAAACTCCCTGCCGATTATCTTGATTGCACCGCCCATTATCTTATCCAGCGCCCGGCCTTTGTTGTCATCAACCGAAGGTCTGAAATACGGTCTTGCGGGCATCGGACCCACCTTCCAGAACGGGCCAAACGGTAGGCTTGGATCACCCATCATGTATCTCTGCCCGTCCTTTGAAACTGCAATACGATCATGCGGGACTCCGTATTCAACAAGATGAGCGTGCGGGGCAACTTTATAGTTCATAAACACTATGGTTGATATGCCACCACGGTCTTTCTTCATCCGCTGGATTATAATGCCCTTCCTGAGATTACCGCGCACATCATGGATCTTGCTCTTTATAGCGTCTCCGATAATGTTAGCGGCGCCGTGAATCTCGTTTGACATCAGCGGCTCGGTAACAACATCTCGCACACGAGCAAAGGCGGCAAGAAGCTCGTCGTATCCTTCAAGTGTTACGCTACCGTAGTTTCTGCGCTTTGCCATCAGAATTTCTCTATCGCCATAATATCAATATATATGTTACGCTCGCCCATATTCAGAACTGATATGATATCGAAGTAGCGCGACCCGAATTTAACGCGCATCTCTGCGGTAATACCGGAAACGTACCTAATCCTAACCCTGTGCGTAACAGCAGCCTGCTCCTGACGCGCCGAGAAGTACTCAAGGCCGCGTATTGGGGTGATAGATGCCCAGGCATACTTGGAGGTTGACCACGTACCTGTCGGCTCACCAGCGGCGCTTAACGTGACCGCACGGGCTTGTATTTCAATATAATGGCGTAGGGTTCCCGCTTTCAAAACTTAAAGTTCCTGTAATCGCTTAAAAGTTGCTGAACGGTCCTTGTGCGCGTCCATTGAAAGCCGACACCGACAATATCCGGTTCCCGCTGTTCGTACAGACCGCTCAATTCGACTTTCACCGCGTGTTTTATAGGCTCTGGTATATTCGCCCGCGAAGACGAAAACCCGCACTTGAACTTAATCGTAATCGGGTTAGCTTCAAACAGGTTGTCAGAGGGCCATGAGTTGCCGCCTACGAGCACCACCCGGCCTTCGTTGGAGTAGATGTCAACCGTGTACTTTGTGCTTGAGAGCGTGCTCTGCGTGGAGTCAGAGTCGGTATATTTAACGCTCGTGACAGTTTTTAAATTGCCAAACGGTAACGTTATGGATTCCCCCGCAGGCCAACTGTCCCAATAAACGTCCCACATCTGCCACACCAGTTTGCGGTTCAGGTAACTCTCGACTTTCTTGCGGGCAACCGTTATCAACCCGTTGATGTAAACCGAGTCTACGTCAGTTGTGGTAGTTGTCGTAACCCGCAGGTGTGCTTTTGCGTCTGCAAGGGTTATCGGTTCGACCGCTGGCCCACTCGTTGGTGCAGTTGGTATATTCATCAAAACCTCTATAAGAATGCCGCCCCCGCCGGGAGGTAGCGCTATGGACGGGAGGGGGCGCCCGTCGGAGCGGCAAACCCCATACTATTTATTTTCATTCAACCAAGCGCGTTCCATGTAATTCATATTCTCGATTGCGCCTATAATCGCGGCGTGTTCGTTCGTAAGCTGGTCTTTTTGGGCAAATAATTGATTCGCTCTCTGCCGCAATTCGTTGCGTCGTGCGGTCATCTTTGTTTTTAGCCGGGAGGTGCTTTCAAACGGGTAAACAAACGAGCTAAAAAGCAGGTCGGATTTGTCGCCGATAACCACCTTTATTCCGGCACCTTCCGCAAGACCGATGAAGTATTCTACGCTAGGGCGCTCGTAAGCGTACTCACCATCCTGGGCCATATCTACCCCGAAAATATGGATTTCCTTGAACCCTTCGATGATCGCTAACGCGATTTCCCAAGAAATAGAATTTGTGAAATACCGCCTGAACTTGGACAGAATCAGTTCTGCTGGAAACGCAATCGCGCACGGAACATCATCCGGCCTGCCGTCCATGTATATCGGAAACAATGTTTGCTTAGTCAACCACTCATGGTGCCCAACATCACGTCCATAGTTCTGGTCATACGAGTTGCGGGGGTGAATCTGAAACCAACGGGTAGCCTTCGGCACAATTTCTGGAAACGCGGCGTACAGTTGGTTGATTGCCCAGATCTCCATATCTGGATCGTCCCACACGAACCTAACATCCTTCATGGTGCTGGGCGCAAACCCGACGATGGAAACCTTGTTACGGACAAGCGGAATGCCTCCCTCTTTCAGCACTTCGCTGCCCGTAACAATGCCTCGGGCTACGGGTTGTTTAATTTCTTCCTTCAATTCAATAATTTCTTCTGCCATTAGAAAAGTCCCCCTTTTGGTAATGGTTTTAGGTTGTGAGCTTGGTCGTCTGCTCAAGTTTGAGTTTGAGGGTTGACGGCGCGAGTATCGCCCACTTAATAGTAGACAAACTCTTTAAAATTACTCCTTGTTGTTCAGCCTTATACGCTGCCAGCATTGTAAACTTCAGCATGTATTTTCCGGTAGTGCCGAATTGGA